GCGTTATCATCTAACCCCCCATAAAGATATGTAAACGTTACCTTCTTCGCAGTTTCGTAATCACACCCATATAAATCGGCTAAGTGTTGGTGAGCGGAAATCCCTTTAGGAAATTCGTATCCAACCAATTTGGCAATCAAACGAATGTGATATGATTCATAATCGAATTGAATTAGAGTCCCATTTGGATTCCTACTAACAAAACACCCTCTACTTCCATCGGATTTGTTTAGGGCAGAATAGTTAATGTTTAAGTGTCTATTGGATGGACGACCAGTTACTGTATATGGATTATATTGTGTATACACCAAACTCCTTTTAATATATTCGGTAGAAAGGCTAAAAGTATCAATAAATTTTTCCTCTTCGACTTTTACCCCAGCCCCCTCCAGCCTCCCAAGTGTTCGGATAGCTGATGAATATGTGATTGATGATGGAGTAATGTTATTTGTTACAGGCATTGCGTTTAACACCTCATACCACTTCATTAGAGGAATACAATCATTCAACTCTTTATAATCGATTCTATACCCCTTATACACCGATTCAGCGAACTCATTGAATATGAATGGTTTACCATATTGTTCAAAGTATATCCATTCGTAATCAAGTCCTTTTGTTGCTACATATCGGTTTCCAAATACAATTGTATTTTCACTAACCAAAGTATCTATTGGGAACTTCTCAATCTTCTTTGCATCTATGTGATTGATATTAATAATACCATCATTGCCATCGTTCAATCTATAATAGATAAACGATATACGATTCATAAATGGATGTGCTTTATGGGAACTCCATACGGGTACTATCAAATCAATTGTTGGGGTTGATTTGATAAATGATTGCAAGGAAGATTTAGTTTCTATTAAATTCATACCTTACAAATATACAAAAAATATTTGTTATTTCAAAATTATTTATGAAATTGTAAAATATTTGGAAGATATAATCCAATATTTTTTAATTCTTTACTTGCTGTTGCCAATGTTGCTTTATTTGCATTTATTACACCAATATCATCTACTCCGCCATCCATTTTATAAATTGTATTAATTGGTCCTCTGATTCTCCATTTAATATCTATACAATTAAACAATGGATTTTTTATAAAATTTCTATAAGTATCATATGATATTTCAAAAATATGCCCATTATTATCATTTGATTTTTGAGTAAAATATCTTCTAATAAACCCAAGTTCATAATCATTAACTGATGGTATAGGTACTATCGTATCTGGTAATATTATATCAAATGTATCTAAATTTTTTGCTACGTCTCTATACATTTTATTATTTTTTATTTATTCTAAATCCTGCATCAATTTTAGTTACCCAACCATCGTTATCAATGGTATGCGATGTATTTGTAATTTGAAATACACCAATTTTATTATACATTTCAGGAACACCTTCCAATTTAAAATATTCACCACAACTTAATCCTGATAATCCATTAATTGTCAAACTAACATCTATTGGCGTTAATGTACTTTTTTCATTATCAACAGATGTTACTAATTTTGTAACAAAATCTACATCATTGAATATTAATATTTTTAAATCATTTTTGCCAGCTTCTTTGAATTTAATTGATTTTGCCTGTATAACGTCTGCAAGATGTTTAGCTTCATCTGTTTTTTTATCATCGGCTGGCGGAGCAGTTGTACTAGTATCTTGCGCATCTTTAAATGTTTTTTTAAGAGCTTCCAAATCTATTACATTTATTGAATACCACCCATCTGCATTCCCAAACATAGAATTATCATAACTTTTATAAGCATCCGGTGGTAAATCTATTTTTGTTTTTGAATCTGCTGGTACTTTTTTAAGTGCTTCTATTAAAAATTTTTGAGCATTAAATACAGTTCTACCTGCAATTAAATTACTCATTTCAAAATTAAAACTAAAATCTCTTACAATTGAATTAATACCATTAACTTTAAATCTATATGGTTGTGTGCCTGTATCAGCTTCGCCTGTTGATTTTATATCTACAATAGTTGCTTTACCACCTGTAACTTGTGGTATATATTGAAATCTAGCTAAACCATATGTATTTGAATTTAATATAGCTAATATTGATTTTAAAAAATCTATTCTAGTATATGATTTTTTCCAAATTTCTGCTACATTTTTATAATTTATAAATATATTCAATGCATTGCCATTTTTAATATCAGGTGCATTTGGGTCTGCTGGATTTATATTAATAACCCCACTTCCTCTTTTTAATGATAATGGTGTGTTTTCTAATATAGAATATCCATTTATTGTACCTTTTACTCGGTCTTTAGGGTCTACTATTATTTCAACTTTATCTTTAGCTCCGGTAATTTTAGGTAAATCTTCATTTGGAAATATTATTTCGGGAGAAGATGAAATCATATTTTTATGAAATCTAAATGGTATACATTCAATGGGTTTGCCTGTATTTTTATTATCATATGTAGGTAATGTGAGTTCCCAATCTTGTCTTACAAAGTTACCATCTTTGTATAACATATAATTTAATAATATCTTTAATATAAATCTTAAACTAACATATGCATCTTTAGAACTTCCTTCATCTTTTTTATCTTCATTTACTTTTCCCCAATTATAAAAATCATTTTCCCATTCTTTTCCAATTATTTTTTTAAAATTATTATAATCTATACCCAAATTTGCACATAATTCCAAAGTCCACTGGTCTATACCATTTTTAATATTTTTATTTTTTCCTTTAACAGTTGAGGTTGGTTCTGTTGTATTTACAGGAATTGCTAATGTCATTTGATTTCCTTGTGAGATTTCAATCATAACTGTATAAGTTCCATTATCTATTGAAAAACTATAATCAGTTACTTTACCAGCTACCAAATCATATGTACCTCTAGATGCTTCAACATTATTCATATAAGTTCTAAATGTTTCATTATTAACTCTATAATAATTTGAAAAATTTTGTTTATATGTATCATAATCATTTTTAGGAACTAATAATGATGTTACATCGGTGGCTGCTTTTGGTCTTTCCGCATCTTTAGAATCAGAATAATTTTTTCTACTTAAAATATTATTACCCCATTCTAATAAAAGATTCATACCTGGCTTGCAAAAAAACAATTCAAACATTTCATATTGTTTTAATGAAAAACATCTAACATTTATTTTTGCTGTTTTTAAAGTATTGTTTGCACCATCGGTTGTTATTTCAACTGATTCAATTATTGGAGTAGAAATTCTTCTATTTTTCTCACCATCAACTTTTATTGGCTTACCATTAAAATCAAATCCTACAATTGTTTCATTTAATTGATAATTTAATTCAGGTGTTGTATTATTTTTTATAATACATCCGGAATATTGTTCAATAGAATCACTATTTGATATTAATGATTCATAATCAGCTGCTGCAGTTTTGGAATCACTAGCTACTTTAGTTTTTAGTACTTTGGCACCGGATGTTAATATCATCCAAGGCATTAGTAAATTATCATCAATGGGATTGGCTTCTCTATCTTTAAAAACTTCAACAGTCCAGTCTTTTACAGGAGCTAGATATGGGAACATAACTTTATTTATTTAATTTTTCTAAACTATTCATAACTGCATTTACATCAGATGGTATTCTTAATTGTATACCAGGTTCTACATAAAATGTAGCATCATTTATATTGTTAGCAGTTGCTATAATCCACCATTTGGTTTTATCATTATAATATTTATTTGCTAATAAATCCAATCTATCTCCGGCTTCCGAAATGATATAAAAATCATTATCATTTGCTTTTATTTTTGGATATATAGTTGATTCCAAATATTGTTTTTTGGTTTCGTTTGATTGTATAACTTTACTATATGCGTATCTATTTGCCATAATTAAATATTTTCTTCTTTTACAGTAGTTTCAATGTATTCTTTACCATCTGTATTATATCCATCAAAATTATATTTATATTTTGTTATTGTATCAGAATCAACTACGTGATTTTCTATAATCTTCATTCCCACATTAACACTTATCAAATTTGGATATATTCCATTTTTTGATAAATCACCTTCCATATTAAAATCATTATTACCCCAAGTAGTATTATCTTCAATTGAAAAGCTTAATGTTTCTATTATACCTAATAAATTTTTATATAATCCTGATATACTTAATTTTATTAGATTTGGAGAAATTACCATTGGGCTATTATCCGATGATAATCCAGGATACTCAACTTTAACTACATTATCAAATGGAAATGCAAGTGATTTTAAAAAATTAATTTTTTTAACCATTATTGTTTTTTCAATTTCGGTTGTATAATATAATTTTAAATCAAATTTTAAACTACGTTCTACTCCTGTATATTTATAAATTTTAAACGGAGAACCAACGTATTTGTAATCACTCCATTCAGGTGTAATATCTTCGGCTATACCAGTAACACTTCCAACAAATGGTATAATTTCATTAGTTCCATATTTTTTAAAACTTACCCAAGCTTGATTTGCATATTTATGTTTTGCAAATTCAGTATTATATACATCTTGCGATGGGAACGATTCAGTATTCATTACTAATGAATTTGCATCATCCCAAGTAGTATTATCAATTGTTCTCTCTCCTAGTGCAGTTTGTGCATAAGATTTTATACCCGTAGTTTCGTCTGTTATTTCGGTATATTTCGGATACCATTTTGTAAATTTATGTTCTTCGGTTAAAGGTTTTGCTCCAATATCTAATCTTTTATATTTAGTACCATATCCCTGTCCCTCTTCGTTTTTCTTTTTTAAAGCTTCTTTTAATGCATTAGCTTTACCTTTTTTACCACCAATATTATTTAATGCATCTTTGGCTAAATTCATAGCCATATCCGTAGGTGAATTTGCACCTTGTTTATATTTAGCAAATAGGGATGCAGGTGCCGGATTATCTTTTACAAAATATACTTCACCGGATTGTATTGCATCTTTTAATTGCTGTTGTGTTTTGAATAATGAAATAGGTTTAGATAAAACCCCATCACTTTTAAAAATAGTATCTGAAGGTCTATTTGCTGAACCACCCAATAATCCACTAACTTGATTACCTATAAGGTCTCCTAATGCGTTTGGCGATGATGCAAGTAATGCTGCTCCTCTTGGTGGATTGATTAAACCTAATGAATCAATACGAATTTTATCCGTACTATATAGGTCAGATTTTTGCTTTTTAAAAAGGTCTTGAAGTGTTGCCATTTATAGTGTACTATTTACTATAAATATCTTTATTAAAAATTTATGAATGTATTATTATTATCCGTATGTAGTAGTTTCTCCTCTAAATATTTGAGTAAAACTATTTGGATTAGTTCCCTGTGTATTATCTGCATATCTAGATACTGAACTTGCTAATGTTTTACCATCTATTACAACTTTACCACCACCTTCATATGTTGCTCTAGTCAATGCTTCGATTCTACGAGTCAATTCTTTCATTGCCAACGTATTGGTATTTAAAGTTTTTAATTGGTCTAATGAGGCTGCACTATTAGTTGCAGTTTGAGTAGTTGTTTTATTTAAAGTTTCAAGTGCTTTATTAGATAAATTCATTACTTCACGCATTTTGCCAGATGTTGAAACTATTGCATCGGTAATAGATTTAGAACCAGCTGTACTTATAGAAGTACCTGCTCCTCCTCCACCATAATTAGTAGTTACTCCTGCGGTGTTAGTTCCTTTATTTACTTTAGTATCAACTCCAATAGCTCCCTTTCCAGCTTTTGCATCAGCTTCAGCTTTAGCTTTAGCGGCTGCATCAGCTTTAACTTTTTTCTCAGCTGCTACTTTTTGAGGGTCTACTACATCCATTTTGCCCAAATTCAAAAACTTACCAATTTTACTATCAGCTATGTAATTCCATAGTTGTGCAAATATATTTTTAAATGGACCTAATATACCACCAATAAAATCTGCTAAACCCGATTTAATTTTTTCCCAAGCTTTTTGTGGTTCACTACCAAAAAGACCAATAATACCCATAAAAACTTTTGCCATTCCACTAATGGATGAAATAAGTAAATTAAATGGATATATCACAAAATCAAATATAAAATTACCAACCATTTGTAATATACCACTCATACCACCTTCTTTAAACCCTAATTTTTGTGCCAATTGGCCGAATAAATCTCTAATAGGTTTCAAAGTTTCCCACAATCCGTATAACTTATCTTGAAATACTCCAAATGCATTTTTAACTCCTTCAAACATATCACCAACTCCTTGCGCAAATCCAGGAGCGTATTCATTCAATGCTCCTCCCAATGAATCTCCCAAAAATCCGCCAATCATACCACCTAATGGGCCGCCAAATGCCATGCCCAATGCAGTTCCGGCTGCAGATAATCCACCTTGTACCAATCCGGCACCCATCTTATCAGTTTCTCTAACTTCACTTTCTCCTTCTCTTTTTTTATCAAAATTTGTATATCCTTGATATGCCCCAACACCAGCTGCTAATAGTGAACCACCAACTTTAGTTCTCATACTTGTGCCGGTTCTACCTTCAGCCAAATCTTTGGCCGAAGCAAACTTACCTGTTTTTTTATTAACCATTCTACCGGCTGAATTCTTTTTGAAATCATTTTTACCAAATGGATTTGATTTTAATTCTTTTAAGAATCCACCTATTTCAGATGTCGCTAAACCAGTTAAAATTGATATAAGTGCCGTTGTAAGACCAACTTCGGCATTTTTTAACGCTTCTAATTGGGCGATTTGTTCCTTATATCTTCGTATTTGTTCGTTTTCTAATACCGCTCTATCTTTGGCTGCATTCATTGAAATATTAAATGCTGCTTCTTTAACAGATATATTTGCATTTGCTATATCTTCAGTTCTAGCTGCCGATTCAGTTTTGTTTAAAAACGATTGATTTCCTTTTTT